AGATTATGAAGGTAGGTATCTACCCTGTGGGTACAGGGGTGCAGATAAGCCGGGAAGCCCTTAACACGGACGGAACGCTGAACTACACAAAGCTCATTACCTATCTTACCGAAAACGCCGCCCGGAATCAGCTCATTGCAGATTCCATTGAGCAGAGACCTTCTCTGATTCTGTCGGACAGGCTGAATCACCTCGAGGTGCTGATAAGTCTTCTCCCGGCTGATATGCAGAAGGACGCTGTGATGATAAGCGGCAAAATGACTACCAAAAAGGGCAAGGCTGAACGAGAACAGGCTCTTGAGGATATGAGGAGCGGCAAGAAGAAATACCTTTTTGCTACCTACTCACTGGCGAAGGAAGGATTGGACGTACCACGATTGGAGCGTCTGTACCTCACCACCCCACAGAAGGACTACGCCGTGGTGACACAGAGTATCGGGCGTATCGCTCGTACCTTTGAAGGGAAGTCAGACCCTATCGCTTATGATTTCGTAGACGATATAGCTTACCTCGTGAAGTCCTATAAGAAGCGATGTACGACCTATCGAAAGAACGGTTGTTACTTCGTAAAGGAAGGAGGGACAAGCCCATGCGATTGATTTCTTATGACTGTGAGGTCTTCGCCTATGACTGGCTCGTAACCCTCAAGGATAAGGAAACAGGTGTTTACACCTGTATTTGGAACGACAATGAAGCTCTGAAAATGGCATTGTCCGATGATTGTATCTATGTCGGTTTCAACTCGAAACACTACGACCAGTACATCATCAAAGCGATTGCCGCCGGGTTTGCCCCGGAGGAAATTAAAAAGGTCAACGATTTCATTATTGCCGGAGGGCAAGGCTGGCAGTGTCCGCTTCTCGATGGTATCTACTTCCGTTTCAGTAATGTGGATATTCGAGACGATACGCAACAGGGGCTATCTCTTAAAGCTATTGAAGGGCACCTCGGTATGTCGGTTAAAGAATCCAGCGTACCGTTTGACATTGACCGTCCTCTAACCCCGGAGGAAAAAGCCGAGACGGAGTTCTACTGCAAACATGACGTTGATACCGCCGAGAGACTGATTGACATTCGTAAAGACTACTTGAAGAACAAAATCAACCTCGGTCGGCTGGCTGGTCTTGATGAAGTCAAGGCAATGGGTATGACGAACGCCAAACTGACTGCGGCAATGCTGAAAGCAACCAAGAAGCCGCACGATGATGAACGCAAGTATGTGTACCCGGACAATCTGCGAAAAGAGTACATACCACCCGAGGTTTTCGCTTTCTTCGATAGAATGTATGACCTCTCCATTTCAGACAGTGAGCTTTTCAAAGGCAAGTTCAATCTGAACATCGGTGAGTGTCCTGTGACACTCGGGTATGGCGGTATTCATGGTGCAATCCCAAACTTCTTTTGGGAGGAAACCAAGGATAGAGGAATTTGGAATGAGGACGTAGGAAGCTACTACCCACACCTCTGTACCATCAATGGGTACACAAGCAGAAACATTCCGTCTCCGCAGATTTACGAGGACATTCTCGACCGCCGTATGAAAGCGAAAGCCGCTGGCGATAAGCACACGGCGAACGCTCTGAAACTGGTTTGCAACACCACCTACGGTTGCTTGCTGAATCAGTACAACGACCTCTACGACCCTCTCATGGGTAGGTCGGTCTGCATTTCCGGGCAGTTATATCTACTGGAACTTGCAGAGCATTGTTACCAAGAGATTGAAGGACTGCGAATTGTCCAGCTCAACACGGACGGTATCATGGTCGAGTGCGATAAGAAGGACTACGACACACTGACCGCTATCTGTGCTGAATGGCAGTCTCGTACAGGCTTTGACCTCGAGGAAGATACCGTTGTCAAGATAGCGCAGAAAGACGTAAACAACTACGTTGAGGTTCAGCCGGGCGGCAAAGCAAAAGCCAAAGGCGGCTATCTCGTGAAGGGTATCGCTCCGGCTGGTGCTTTCAATATCAATAACTCCTGTGTGATTGTGGCTACCGCCCTCAAGGAGTTCTTTGTAAACGGAACGCCTGTCGAAGACACCATCAATAGTTGCGATGATATTTTCCAGTTTCAGATTATCGCCAAAGCCGGGGCGAAGTACCGGGAAGCCTATCATGTGGTGGACGGTGAAAAGCAGTCCGTTCAGAAGGTGAACCGAGTGTACGCCACAGCGGACGAGAGATACGGAAAAATCTTCAAGGTGAAAGCCGAGGACGATTCCGAAGCGAAAATAGATTCTCTCCCGGAACACTGTATCATCGACAACGATAACGAGCTGCCCATTGACGAGGTAGACAGAAGTTTCTACATCGCAATGGCGAAAAAGCGAGTTGACGATTTCAAGGGTATCAAACCCGAAAAAACTAAAAAGCCAAGGAGGACAAAGAAAATGGCAACTACTACCAAGACCACAAATGTATATCAGAAGCTCCTTACTGCAAGGGCAAAGTTCCTTGAAGCGAACGTGGAGAAGACAGGAAAGAATATGCACCTGTCCTTCAAATACTTCGAGCTTGAGGACATTGTACCGACCGCTATCCGCATTTTCAATGAGGTTGGTCTTATCCCTGTGGTGAACTTCACCGCTGATGTTGCAACCATGAACATCATCAACACCGACAACCCGGAGGAATCCGTACCGTTCGTTGCTCCGTTCAATCAGATTGCTCCTATCGTGAGCAACGCTGGCAAACAGGCTACAAACGAAATGCAAGCTCTCGGTTCTTCCATCACCTATATGCGCCGCTACCTGTATATGATTGCGCTGGACATTTGCGAGAGCGATTCCATTGACGCAAATCTCGGCAATGGCGAGACTGCTTCCGCTCCGGCGGCAGAGAAGAAAGCCCCGGCTACTCCCGAGCAGAGACAGGAAGTGAAGGAGAATCTGACTGCTCCGGCTGACAATGCTTCTGCTTTACAGATTAAGGGTCTGAAAGCTGTTCTCAAGAAGCTCAAGGACGCTGACCCGAGCAAGGAGGAACTGATTGCGAACATCGCAGTACAGACCAAGGGATTCACGGAGATTTCCAAGTCCGATTGCGAGACGCTGATTCAGAAGATTACCGCAATGCTGGAAGGAGGGGCTAAGTAATGGCAGACATTAAGTGGCTCGAGGACAATCGTATTCAGATTGCCCCTCCCAAGAGAACCAAGAAAATCACAGGTACTCGCTTCGCTACTATCCTCGGTCTGAATCCGTGGAGTACCGCATTTGAAATGTGGTGTGCGATTACCAAGACCTATGAGAAGCCCTTCGAGGACACTATCTACACGGTTGCTGGTAAGACCATCGAGCCGAAACAGGCTCGCTACATGGAGCAGTCCTACGGTATGGACATTGTTCGCCCTTCCGATGTGTGGGGTGAGGACTACTTCAATAAGACATGGGGAGATTTCTTCCCGGAGAGCAAACACCTCGGCGGTATGTGGGACTATCTGATGAAGGGTGAAGACGGCAAGACCATCGAAGCTGTTCTCGAAATGAAGACCACCAAACGTGCGGAGGACTGGCAGAACGATGTTCCCGAGTATTACGCATTACAGGCGGCATTATACGCTTACCTGTACGGTGTGGACGATGTGATTATGGTCGCTTCCTTCCTTGACGAGAAGGACTACAAAGACCCGGCGGCGTATCAGCCGACCGCAAGCAACACCATCACTGTTGAGTTCAAGGTCTCCGAGCGTTACCCGGACTTCGCAGACAAGGTAGCCGCTGTTGAGCAGTGGTGGGCTGATTATGTCGATACTGGTATCTCCCCGGAGTATGACGAGAAGAAGGACGCTGAAATCCTTGCGGCACTCCGCACCAACACCCTGTCTCCCGAGACTGACATTGAAGCTCTGATTGTAGAAGCCGAAGGTCTCAAGAAGGAGCTGGACGAGATTTCTGCTTCCACAGCAGACAAGGAGAAGCGTCTCAAGACCATCAATGACATTATCAAGGAACACGCTATGGGGCAGTTCCGTGATGGTGATAAGAAGGTCGAGGTCAAGGGTTCTACCTATGTGTGGACTATCTCTCGTTCCGAGACTACCAGCGTTGATAAGGACGCTCTGAAAGCTGACGGATTGCTGGATAAGTACAGCAAGAAATCTGAAACCTACCGTATGACGGTTAAATAAGGAGGACAAATTCATGGCAAACAGTAAGGAACTGACCGAACAGGTCATGGAACTGCATAAGAAGCAGACCGAGGAAATGAAAGCTCTCGAAGAACAACGTGAGGAAGCTCTCAAGGTTGAGAAGTACGATGAAGCCGCTGTTGAGCTTCACAATATGTACAACAGCTATATCAAGGCTGGTTTCACCGAGGAACAGGCATGGAAGTTGACGGAAATCGTCTTCGCCAACAGTACGAAAAAAGGAATTTTTTAAGGAGGACACTACAATGGCAAGAATCCCTATGACGAGCGGTTTTGTAATTATCCCGGAGGGAGAATACGTTTTCCGCATTTATGACGCAACCTATGACGAGGATTTCGGTCGTATCGAAATCAAGCTGGTAAACGCACAGGGCGCAACCCACACCGAGCGTTTTTCTATCAAGGATAAGAATGACGAGTACAACGAAAAGGCTCTGAACGCTTTCTCCTACTTCGCTAAGACGGCTATGAACGATTACACGATGGAGGACATTGACCCGGAACAGCTTATCAATCACTACATTCGTGCAGAGGTTGTTCACACCAAAGTTCCGAGCAACAAAGACCCGAACAAGGAAGTCACTTTCGCAAACCTCGGGGACAAGTCTCCGGCAGATGGTTTCGACACCGAGCCTGTCGCTCGTGCGCTCACTCTCGGCAGTGGTAACAATGCCGCTCCGAAAGCCGCACCTAAGACACAGACTGCTTCCGCTCCGGCTAAGACTGGACTGGATATTGACGCACTGTTGGGTTAAGCAATCAGCCGGGAGGGGCAAGCTCCTCTCCCGGATTTTTAATAGGAGGTGTCGCATGACAGATAATGTCAATCACCCGGCACATTATGAGACCGGGAAATTCGAGTGCATTGAGGTAATGCTCGAGACACAGGGCGTGGAAGCTGTTCTGAATTTTTGTCAGTGCAATGCTTTCAAGTATCTGTATCGTGCCAAGCGGAAGAATGGTCTCGAGGATATGAAGAAAGCCGTTTGGTATCTGAACAAATATATCGAATTGAAGGAGGGTCATAACTATGACGAAACGACAGTTGGTGAAATGGCTGGAAGCCAAACAGAGTGACGCAAAGGCAGAGGTCGAAATCCAGTACGCAACGGCTGAAAAAGCCTATTTTGCACAGAGAGACGAAGCTCTGAAAATCAATGAAACTGTGGACGAGGTGTTCCGTTTGATTTCGGAAGCTGATACGGTGGTGAGCCGCTGGAAAGAAGCTCTCGAGAAGGTCAAAGGGATTGATACTACCTGTGGTTGATATACCTCTCTGACAACGAAGCTCTCTGATTTGTCCGATAAAGAGAACATTCGTATGTACATTATGAAAGATTTCACGGACGGCACTGACACTCTCCGTCAGTTGAGAGCAAAGCGTTCCGAAACTCTTCGTGAAATTGAGAAGAACTATACCAATGTGATTGCGAATGTGGAATCCATGAAGAACGCAAAGACAGCGGTTGAGTATCTTGAGAAGCTGGGGTTCGACCTGTCCGCTCTGATTGAAGCTGACAATCACCCTGTTACTACCGCACTCACTGTGGAGGTAGATACCAAGTTTCTGTTTATCGGAGGTGAAAAGAAATGACAATCAATGAGTATCAGACCGAAGCTCTCCGCACTGCGGCTGGCATGAACCACCCGAACAATGACGAGATTCTTCTCAACGGCGTTATGGGTCTCTGTGGTGAATCCGGCGAGTGTGTGGACATGGTTAAGAAGTACCGCTTCCAAGGTCACGAGCTGGACAAAGCTCACCTCGCAAAAGAGCTGGGCGATGTGGCGTGGTATCTCGCAGTTACCGCCCACGCTATCGGCTACGACCTCGAGACGGTGTTGCAGATGAACGTAGACAAGCTCCGCAACCGTTACCCGAATGGGTTCGAGAAAGAGCGCAGTCTTCACAGACAGGAGGGTGACGTATGACACTGGCAGAACGTATTGAGAAGTTCAATAACCTCATGGGTGACATTGTTCCCCCGGAGGTCAAGAAAGACCTGTTGGAGAAGGGATTCTTCACCGCTCCGGCAAGCACTAAGTATCACGGCAATTATGAGGGTGGTTTGTTCGACCACAGCTACATGGTAGCTCACTACCTCAAGAAGCTCACGGAGGAGTGCCGCCTTGACTGGCAGAACCCTCGCTCACCTCTGCTGGTTGGTATGTTCCACGACCTCTGTAAGATGGACAACTACCAGCACCCGGTCATTGCTGAAACTTTCGGCGGCGAGGAAATCAGAGACGATTCCAAGTGGGAATACGCTATGGACACTCTGCTCAAGGGTCACGGTGATAAGTCGGTTATGGTGCTGGCACAGTATTTCAAGCTCACCGAGGAGGAAATCATGTGTATTCGCTATCACATGGGAGCTTTCTGCGATAAGTCCGAATGGAACGATTATACACGAGCAGTGCATAAATATACAAATGTTCTGTGGACACACCAAGCCGATATGCTCGCTTCCCATGTAGAGGGGGTGTAGGAATGAAAGCAAGAATCCCGAATTTGGAGCTTCTGCTCTATAAGGCACAACAGGCTCTCGCCCATGACCCGGACTTCGTTCAGAAGATTGCCGAGATTAAGGAGAATGAGAGCCGCAAGAAAGTCTACCTCGATTTCAGTGTTGAGTGCTTCTCACAGATTTGGGGTAGCACCTGTACCGGGTTCGATGTGACCGAAGCTGGTGAGCCTGTTATGGCTGGTTCGGCTATGACCGAGGAATACACCACCATCGTACATGAGAAGACCACAGACACCTACTGTGTGTTCTTCGGAGACCGCCCTTGCTACAAGGTGGATAACCCGAGCAACGAGTTCTACGAGGACATGAAGAAGCGTCAGATGGCGAGCCTGTCTCGAGCCAAGAACCGCTATTAAGGAGGAGTGAGCGATGATTAAATTTGAGAAACCCGAGGTATGGGGCTGGGAACACGCTATCCGAGGAATGAGAAATCCCCTTAATAGCTGGGAACGCTCCGACAGCTACCCGGCGGTTGACTGCGGCAAGTGTGGAATCATCGACCGAGAAGGTATCTGTCACCCGAAGGAGCATGACTGTACTCCGTATGAGTGCTACGCAATCGGTGACAATGATAAAGACCTTATGACCCGGCTCATTCGTGGCGGCGCACCTCACCGTAAGTTCCTCCGTCAGATTTTCGTATCGGTGGATATTACCGCTCCTCTCTACTGGTGGAAGGAGTTCGATACATACAAGGTCGGCACGACAGCTAATAGCTGTTCCACCATGCACAAGATACAGGCAAAGGAGTTCACCTTCGAGGACTTCTCCTGTGAGCATTTGGACGAGCCGAGCAAGGCGATTCTCGGTGTTGTGATTAACGAGCTTAACAACAATCGTGGCTGGTACAACGATTACAACAGGCTCGTAAGCGAGGGTGATTTCACCGATGTAGAGCGCAAGCAGTTTTGGTGGAATATGATTCAGCTTTTGCCCTCCTCTTTCAATCAGAAGCGAACGGTCACTATGACCTACGAAAACCTTCTGAATATGCTGGAATATCGCAGAGGTCACAAGCTGGACGAGTGGCGTATGTTCTGCGATTGGATTCTCACCCTCCCTCATGGTTCGCTCTTGAAGGAAGGTGTGGGTAATGAACAGAGCTGAACGGCGTAGGCAGAAGAAAGCCGGAATTAAGGTACAGAAAGAACCCACTCTGAATCTGAAAGTCAGTGATTTCGACCACATGGTCTCTCATGCGGAGAAGTCAGCCAAGGAAAGAGCGACAGCGGCGGCAATCCACGAAATCGACCGACAGATTCTCGAGCGTGACGAAGCCTATTCTCTCGACATTGACGCAATGGTGCTGTGGACGCTTCATGTTTACCTCGGGTTCGGTAAGAAGCGTCTCGAGAGATTCTACCGGGATATGTTGAAGGAACACATTCACATGAGGGAGGTCTACGAAATGGACGATACCTACCCGGAACGCTACAAACTCAAGGAGCTTTGCAATGTCGATGTGGAAGCTCTGAATAATGAATTTAAGGAGGTTATACACAATGTATAAGTTGAAGAACGTCAACGGCAGAGTGAACGCTCTGCTCCGCACCGGGAAGGACTTCATAAAGAACAACCTCTCCGTGTCTGCGGCACAGCATATCATTGACACTGGTAAGCTGGTGGAATCTGACAACCCGGACTACCCTATCTGCATTGATAACCAGTGGTATTTCGAGGGTGTCGAGGTCAAAAAGACAGCGAAGAAAGCCCAGTTGAGTTCCATGTATGGGGAAATGAAGGAGGGCAAGTAAATGAGCCGAACTTTCTACTCCGAGTATGTGAATCATTGTCTGCGATTCTATGCTCGACACGACAGACCGAAGTTCCACTCGGAAGCAGACAAACATAACTGGGCGGCGTGTGACAGCGCACTCAAGTCGTTCTCCGATAATGACCGAGCAATGCTCCTGTATATCTATCGTGAAGGCGATACCGTCCCGGACAATATCTATCAGTTGGCGAAGTCCAAAGGTATCTCACAGGACAGCATTTGGAAGCTCGTAAATGAGCTGGAAAGAAAGGTGGCAAAGCGGCGTGGTTTACTATGACAATATTCCCGAGGAATTAAAGAAACTCGACCAGTGGGTGTGTGCGAATGATGGAAGCAAAGTCCCTATGAAAGCATGGGAGAACGAAGCCGCTTCCTCCACCAACCCGGAAACATGGTCTGATTTCGAGACTGCTCTCGAATCGTACAATCAGCACTATTACGACTACTGCGGTTTCGTGTTTGCGGACAATGGGTATGTCGGGATTGATATTGACGAGGGGTACGATGAAGACGGTCTTATGAGCGTCCTCGGGGCTGATATTGTCGGTAAGTGCCACAGCTATACGGAGAAATCCCGGAGTGGGCGTGGATTCCATATCCTACTCCGTGGAACTCTCCCTTTCAAGGGCAAGAACAATCTTGCTGGCGTGGAGATTTACAAGGCGGCTCGCTACTTCATTATGACCGGGAACACCCTTCTCTACCGAGAAATCATCGAGAACCAAGAAGCGATTGATTATGTGGTGGAGAAATACTTCCCGGAAGCTCGAGAGACCTCCGATAAGGTGGTTGTTGGGCGAGACAAGATATACGCCCCGGTATGGGAAGAACCTGTCGTAAATGGGCGTGTAAAGCTCCGTCCAGTATATCCAAGAATCCCGGACGGAAGCCGCAATATCTGTCTCACCTCCCTCGCTGGTATGCTCCACAATCAAGGCTACTCCAAGTCACAGATTTACGAGGAGCTATTGTACGCCAATACGGTTGCCTGTGACCCACCTCTTGATAGGAACGAACTGCGAACTATCTGCAACAGCGTCACGAGGTACAAGCGATGAAGATTAAATGCTGTAAGGAGTGCGTTGCTCCGAAGCGACACCCCAGCTGTCACGGTGTATGTCCCGAGTACCTATACGAAAAGGCACTGTGGGAGGAAGAAAAGAAAGTCATTCGTGAGGAACATAAGCGATTCAGTGAGCTATACGAGCAACGCTCCAAGGGAGTGCGAAAAGCACTTAAACATAGAAGACGATAACTTGCACAGAAAAGATAAAAATTTATCTTTTAGGTATTGACATTCAATCTTGTATGTGTTATCTTATAATCACAGCAAGACAAAAACTTATCCAATTAAGATTAAGGAGGATTTTATCATGGAAGTTATGAGAAACATGACTATTGACACTGAACTGTTTGAGCTGGGAGACATTATCTCCTTCACACTCACCACAGGGGAAAAGGTTAAGGCGAAAGCCATTCGTGAGACCCCGAACGGTATGCTGTTCATCACTATTGACTGTCTCAAGGACGAGCAGAAAATGTTCGAGAATCCCGGTAGAGCCGAGAAGGTTGACTACGAACATTCCGACCTTCGCAAGAAGCTGAACGGAGAAATCTTCGAGAGCTTCCCGGAGGAAATCAAGGGTCGCATGGTTGGTATGCGAGTAGGTCAGACGAACTGCTTTGATATGCTCCGTATTCCTACCGAGCGTGAAATATTCGGAGAGAACCCTTACGGTAAGGACGAGCCTGTATCTGTGAGACGTTTCTACGGCATGGAGAACCGCCGTGAGCGTATCGCTTTCCAAGGCTCGGAGACAGGTACATGGGAATGGTACTGGTTGCAGAATAAGGTTGAGGATTCCGCTTCCTATTTCGCCAGTGTCTACGGCAACGGTAATGCGTACTACTACGACGCTTCCGATTCTTATGGCGTTCGCCCGGTCTTTCTCTTATCCTAAAATCTCGCCCCCTTGTGGGGCGAGTTCAATAAAGAACGGAGGTGAATGTCGTGCAGACAAGATGTGAAGACTGTAAGAAAAGATGTGTCTGCCACGCTTGCCCTCTACATAATCAATGCCGCTACACTTTGAGGTGTAAATCCTCAAAGTGTTACTGCGGAAAATATAGGAGGTTATCAGAAAATGGAACAGAACAAAATCTGTCCTCTCCTCACGACTAACACTGTCGTAGACGAGAATAACACCGTGAAAATTGGCACACCGCCTGTTTTCTGCGTAACCGAGCAGTGTTCGTGGTGGTTGGAGGACAAACAGAAATGTGCAATCGCAGTTATGGGAGGTAAGAAATAATGGCATATTACATGAATAAGAACGTCCCGGCGAAGCGAGGAGATATTTTCTACATTTCCAACTCCAAGTGCTACGCCACAGACCCGAGTAATACAGAGGGAAGACCAGCAATCGTTGTCTCCTCTGATAAATTGAACGAACACGCAGATGTTGTCGAGGTGGTCTATCTCACCACCAAGGAAAAGCGTCTCATGCCTACTCATGCAGAGGTGCTGTGCAAGATTCCTTCGACCGCTCTGTGTGAGACCATCTACACGGTCAATAAGGACAGGCTGGGCGATTTCGTCCGTACCTGTACCGATAAGGAAATAGAGGGTGTCAATGCCGGAATCCTCTGCTCACTCGGTATCGTCGCTCCTATGGACGAGAGTGAGCCTGTTGACAACTCCGTAACGGTCGAGAGGAATCTTTACAAGCACCTCTATGAAGACCTTCTCAATAAGGTAATGGCGAGGTGATAAATAATGCAAGAGCTTTTCGAGACACGCAACGGTCGTGTCATTATGGACGAGGACTTATCCTCGAAGATGTATCTGATTAAGCAGTATCACCCCGAGAAAGCAGACGAGACCAGCTCCGGGTTTGAGTGGTCTGAAATGGGTATGGCTAACCTGTTCGGCTTGCTATACTCTCACGAAGCTCGCTATTGCCCGGAACACAAGAGCTGGTACACCTATCACGAGGGAGCATGGCGTAAGGACGAGGGAGCAATTCTTGTGTCCGAGAAGATTAAAGATTTCGTCCGTCTGATGATTCTCTACTGCGGAGAAATCGAGGACGATGATACCCGAAAGTCCTACACCGGGTTCGTCAATAAGATGGGTGACAGGCGTATGCGAGACAGAATCCTCAAGGACGCAACAGGTGAGCTTCGTATTTCTGCTGTGCAGTTTGACGCAGACCCCTATCTGATTAACTGCTTGAACGGTACATACGACCTTCGAGACTTCTCCTTCCGGGAACATAGCTGGAACGATTTTCTCACCATGCAGACAGCATTTAGCCACACTATCTCCAAGACGGTTAAGTGTAAACGTTGGGAGAAGTTCATTAAAGAGGTCACACAGAATGACGAGGACAAGGCAGACTTCCTTCAAAGGGCTTTGGGCTACTCCATGCTGGGTATGAGCAATGAGGAGTGTATGTTCATTCTTCATGGTAAGACCACTCGTAACGGTAAGTCTACTCTGCTCAACACCATCGAGACTATGCTCGGTGACTATGCCAAGGTTGCCCCGGTCGGTATGATTTGCCGTGGAGACCGTCAGAAGGACGCAGAAGCCGCCAGTCCTACCCTTGCCGGGTTGAAGGGCAAGAGGTTCGTCACAATGTCCGAGAGCAACGAATACGGCAAGCTGGACGAGGAGAAAATCAAACAGCTTACAGGCGGTGAAGAAATCTCTGCTCGTGCGCTGTACCAGTCGGCAATCACATTCAAGCCGCAATTTACGTTATGGCTTTCCTGTAACGACCTTCCGATGGTAACGGACAAGTCTCTGTTCGCTTCCGAGCGTATCAAGGTGGTAGAGTTCAACCGCCACTTCTCCCCGGAGGAACAGGACACTCACCTCAAGGACGAGCTGTGCGAGCAGTCTTCTATGAGTGGCATCTTCATGTGGCTGGTGCGTGGGTATATCCATTACAAGGAACGTGGACTTGCAATGAGCGGCAGTCTGAAATCGGTTGTCACCAAGTACGAGCGTGATAACGACCTCGTATTGCAGTTCCTCGAGAACCGCTGTGAGCGTGTCCCGGAGGAAAGCTCGCCAACCGTTATTAAAGCGAAAGACCTGTACAACGCTTTCAAGATTTGGGCGAAGTCCGAGGGTGCTTATATCTTGTCGGCTCGTAAGTTCAATTCTGAAATGGAGCGTCACCCGGAGTGGTTCGACAGGAAATCGACCTCGAGTGGTTATGCAACCTATTGTGGTCTGAAATTGAAGGAGGTGCTGTAATGAGCGACTTAAAGATTTTTACTGATAACATCGAGCCTACGGCTCTGAATCAGATTTATACCCTTATCAAACAACCAGCTTTCGCAGATTGCAAGGTTCGCATCATGCCCGATGTTCATGCTGGGGCTGGTTGTGTCATTGGCTTTACGGCTGATTTGGGGGATAAGGTCATTCCGAACATCGTTGGCGTTGACATTGGTTGCGGTATGCTGACCGTGGAACTGGGTAAGATTGACATTGACTTCGATTATCTCGACAAGGCTATCCGGGAGAACGTTCCAAGTGGTCGTGAAGTAAACGAGACGGCTATCTACCCTACCGAGGTAATTGAATACATTCGGTGCTATAAGGCACTCAAAGACCCGGAACGACTGGTTCGCTCCATCGGTTCTCTCGGTGGTGGAAACCACTTCATCGAGATTGATACTGATTCCGAAGGGGTAAAATACCTCGTGATTCATACTGGTAGCCGCAATTTGGGAAAACAGGTTGCCGAATACTATCAGAATCTTGCCATTGAAACCATGCAAGGTAAGGACGAACTCATTGCTATGCAAGAGAAACTGATTGCCGACTATAAGGCGCAAGGGCGTAAAGCAGAGATTCAGAAAGCGATTGCCGAGCTTCATAGAAAGTTCTCCCCGAACCCTCTCGGGATTCCGAAGGAGCTGTGCTACCTCACTGGAAAGCACCGAGAAGATTATCTCCACGACATGAAAGCGTGTCAGCATTTTGCGGCAACCAACCGATATGAAATCGCAAATCGAATCGTCAGCAGTTTGTTCGGAAGTGACATTGCCTACTGGGATTTGCCGATGTTCGAGACCGTTCACAATTACATTGAGTTTGGAACGAACATGGTTCGCAAGGGGGCTATCTCTGCGAAAGCTGGTGAAAAGCTCCTCATTCCTATCAATATGCGTGATGGTTGTATCATCGGTATCGGCAAGGGTAATGAGGATTGGAACTGTTCAGCTCCTCATGGTGCTGGTCGAGTAATGAGCCGCAGTAAGGCGAAAGAGCTGGTTTCTCTCGAGGAGTATGAGGATTCCATGAAGGGTATCTTCACCACATCTGTCAGCCGTTCCACCATTGATGAAAGTCCGATGGCTTACAAGACGATGGAGGAAATCATTGCCAATATTGCGGACACCGTAGAGGTCGTGAACATCATCAAGCCTGTGTACAATTTCAAGGCAAGCGAATAAGGAGGACATTGTTATGGATATGGTTTGTAAATGCGGCGGCAAGGAGTTCTTCACTGAGGAACACGGCAATCAGACCGGGCTTTATTGCTCCGCTTGCGGTAAGTGGCAGAAATGGCTCAAGAAGGACGAGATACGACTTTTCAATCGTGGTGTCAAAGTAGAGAACGCTTCTCTGCTGGAACGTCTCAAGGCTCGTATTGCCGAGAGTGCAATCAAGGTATCTACCGTTAAAGCTCCGCACACCTACATGAAAGCTGTTGGCACGAGGGAGCTTGAGAAGATTCTCGAGGAGGAGTTGGGAAATGAAGACACGAAATGACATACTTGCTGAATACGTCCGCAGTCGTTACCCCGAGATTGAGAAGACCTTCGACTTTGCCGCCTACTCTGCTGGTGTAGCTCTTAAAGAGTTCGGCAGATGTATCAAGGAAGCGTTCGGGGGTACTGATAAGGAGGTAGACGATGTTTGCGATTCAGAACATTAAGACCGGGAAGTTTTTGTACGGCACAGACTATCGCTACCGCCCTCCTCACCAGCGTACCAGCAACACGAAAATGCTCACTTACAGCTCTATCGCAGAAGCCGCACACGACTTTTGGGTTAAGAGGAAGTGCGGTAAAGATTACAGAATCGTTGTGCTGAAATCTGTGGAGATTAAGCGAGTGATTGACTATTACGATAGCAAAAACTTCATTTAACACAAAACGGATAAGTAATTATCAAAAACGACATTTACCAAACTATCTGAAAAGGATTGAAAAACAATCTTTTCATAAGAACGAGTTATTCTTATTATTACAGTAGTTAAAGTAGCTGTTCTCAAGGTATTGCGTGTAACTTCCTCTATATAGAAAAATCCCTATATATAGAAGTTATACGCAAAAACCGATTTTCAACTACTTCTACTACTGCAATAAGAATAAGAAGAAAGGAGACTGAAATGGATATAGATAAACTGTTAGCAGACAGTTCCGAGGAGACTGTTGCGACTAAGGAGACTGTTTCCAGCGAGGAGAATGTCGGAACGAAAGCCGTTGCGACTACTGGAAAGAAAGAGACAAAGCCTAAGAAGAAAGGTAAGCCGAGGGGTGGCAACTCTCCTGTGATTGGTACGAATGGGTTCAACCTTGACGCTGGGGACAATGCGAAGTTCTTGAGTGTCAACATGGCACTGTTCAATATGCCAAACATTGATATGGAAAGTGAATCGGAGGTTCAGCAACGACTTTCCGACTATTTTGCGTTGTATGCGAACGCTGATATGAAACCGACTGTTGCTGGTATGGCTATGGCGTTGAATGGCATGAGCAGACAGACGTTATGGGCTATTACACATGACGCTCCGTTGGGTGGACGTGGAAATTATAGCACGTTGCCGCCGAGCGTGACTGACACCATTAAAAAGGCGTACTTTTTGCTCGAAAATTTGTGGGAATCCTACATGAACTCCGGCAAGGTCAACCCGGTAGCTGGTATCTTCCTCGGCAAGAACAACTATGGCTACCAAGACAAGACCGAGTACGTTCTCACACCAAACCAGCAGAATGACAACGACTATTCCGCTGATGAAATCAGAGAACGCTACATTGCAAGCGACCAGCAGAAGCGACTTTCAGCAAGCAACTCTGACGAGGACACGAGCGACTAAGCGACTTTCGCCCACGCTCCGACTTTCCGACTATCAGCCGAGCGACTATCGACTATCGACTTTCGACTATGAAATTGCTCCGGGAGTTCCCGGGGCTTTTTCTATGCAAAAATTCACGGAAATTTTCAGAAAATCAGCCGGACACGGCACTCACCTCTTTAACGCTTTAATGCAATAAAGCAAAACGTACCCTCGGGCGGCTGTTTCGTGTTTCTTCCTATATAATGCAATTTTCAATCTTCACAGGATAATTTTTTATCCGAAATGTATTGACATTCAATCTTATTTGTGTTAATGTCTAATCAGATTCAGACAAGAAACAACACAAATCGGATAATATAGGAGGGTTCACAATGAAACAGAGATTCACCAGCAAGCAAACCAGCATAAACAGCACAAAAGCCCCGGCGGTTTACAGTATGAAAAGAGCCGTTAACGTTATGACCGGGAAAACGGTTGTTGACATCGGCGGCGGTCGGTTCGATACAGCCGCAGAAGCCGCCCGGGTTTACGGTGCGGCGGTCTCCATTTATGACCCATTCAATAGAACGCCGGAACATAACGCCGCAGTTCTCGCCGGGTCGTATGATGTGGCGGTGATTTCAAACGTGCTTAATGTTATTGACAGCAAAGCCGCCCGGGGTGATGTGGTACGGCTC